AATTAATCAATAAGAGGATATATTAATGGCCCTACAATCTAGCGGTGCTATAAGCATGTCGCAAATCTCCGGTGAATTCGGGAATGGTTATGCGATAAGCAGTTATTATAGAGATAACTCAGACCCATATATTGGTACTATACCATCAAGTGGTCAAATCTCTTACGACGATTTTTATGGTTCAAGCAAAAGAACTGCTAGGCTGAGATCAGGCCGTGGGACGACAAGTTTTACAAGCGGTTATAACTACAGACGTATAGGTTGGTCTGTATCTAACGGTTCTGCAGAATGGCATCCAGAGTCTGGGTCAAGCAGTAGTGCGTTTGGATCAGCCACTCGTAGAAATAATTTATCTACAACTGCACTTCTTGGTGGCATACACTATTTTGCTTATGGCGGTCATAGACATATAACAATTTCTCATCAGAGTAGTTCTAACAGCGGATGGACTTACTGTGATTTTAAAATACCGCAATACAACGGAACTTATACAACAAGAACGATCCGAAGAGGAGTTAGTCCAAGTGGCGGAGTCTACAGAGGGTTTAAAAGACAGTGGGGTAATAGCACAAGGCGAACATATTACCACTGGTCATGGTCATACGAATCATGGGCATCTAACTACACTCTCGGAGTCATTGGAAATGGATTAGTATTTGCATACCAACAAAGCCGTGATTGGTTCGTCAGATTTAGATAGGAAATAAAAAATGGTAACATATAAAATTTTACAAGTAAACACAGCAGAAGCCTGGGCATCAATACGATATAGTAAAGATGGATACGCCGACTACTTTGTTCAAGTTACTTTTGGTGATGGAGTTTTTAACGAGGACGAATTACACGTTGAAGCTCAAGAGAGAGTTACAGAAGCAATTGCTTATTGGAATAGATTAGACAGCGACACACCAGTAACATTAGCATCGGATACAGGAACAATTGGAAATGTAACAGTTGCAGAGCATCCTGAATACGATCCTATGACTCATGAGGTTAATGTTGTTAAAACAGTCACAGGCAATGATATTGCTTATACTTATAATCTAGTTCCTTTGGGCGATGAAGTTGTTTCTTCAAACATTCGTTTTCAGAGAGATGATTTATTACATCATACAGATTCGTTTGCGTTGGCCGATAGAACATTAAGCACGGCAATGCAAACATATAGACAACAATTGCGTGATATTACAGATCAGGATGGATTTCCAAATAATGTAGTATGGCCAACGGAGCCTATTGACTAATATGGCAGGAACACTCAAATTTTATGCCTTGTGTTGTCGTAATACAGAAACAGTCAAGCGTCATATAGAAACAATTCCAAAAGAAGATCTTATTGTTGTTATTAATACACAAGATTCTGATTTTGAAACTGCGGCCGTATCTTGGTGTACAACTGAGAGTGTTCAACACGTAGTAACCGTAAGCGACGGTACTGCAGCAACTGGAAAGAATTCTGTGTTCGACCATTTTGCCGCATCTACTGCTGACTATATGGTTCTTGTTGACGGAGATGATTATTTAACAGGACATGGAGTTTGGACGTATAAACAATTAGCTGCAATGACAACTCCTCCTGACGTTCTTGCTTTAGAATATCAAATAGGTATACACAACTCGTATGGATATGATCCTAAGAATTGCGGTGCAGGACCAATGCCAGTTGTTGGTGAAAACATGGATCCTAGGCGTATTACAGGAACAGTGATTCGTCCGTTTAAATTCCCGCATGACTGGTGGAGAACAGCAAGAGCCGGTGAACAGGTAGAGGTATTACCAACAGACGTAGATGATTTTTCGGCGAGATTAGCAGATGTACATCAACGTTGGGCAAACCATTGTTATGATTATATTAATAATTGGGAAGTACATTGTCGTTTAGTATTCTTTTCAAAGGCTGCAGTAAATACAGGACTAAGATTTGATCCTACATTTATTGTTGGAGAAGACACTGTACTATATTTTGAATATAAACATTTACATAATCAAAATACATTAGTTATGAAACATTTATTTGACAGATACCCAACCTATGTATATGATACAAGAATAGGCGGAGTTGTTGAATTAGAAAAAGATAGGAATGGCCACGACGTTGGTTGGTTAGATTGGTTAACTATCTTAACAAACAAGTATGATGAACTTGAAACAGCAGGTAAAATGCACTCAGAAAGAATACCTGAGATTAGAGTATTTACCGTACCTGAATCAGAAGAACAAGTTTTCAACGCAAATGATTGGGATATAGTATGGCCTGATGGCTATATTCCAGATGTTGATAACTTAGTTAATTACCCAGGCAAACGAGTTATTAAACTATAGGAATATATTATGGTAGACTACAAAGGAAGTAACGTTGAGACACTAACTCACGCAAAGAAAGTACTGTTAGACAGGGCAAACAAACCCTACACTGCATTGAACGAAGGGCCGTTTCGCGTGTCATTAGATAAAATGGATGGAGTATTTCGTAAGGAAGTTGTTTCCTATCGAGTACACAATGGATTCCTATATAAAGAAACAGCCGTTCGGCATTTCAGTGATGGTGATTATAACGATACCGTCACAACTGAAACTCTACACTCCGTAGAGTAATAAAGAATTTGGTCGGAAACGACCAATATGCGATTACCAATGATGGTGATCTAATTTACTATGTTAATAATAAGGAGAATTATATTATGAAAAACATATTCGCAGCATTTCTATTAATGCTATCAACAACTGCATTCGCAGACCTCAGTGGTTCAGCCACTATCACAAACGATTACGTATGGAGAGGAATGACTCAAGGCGCAGAGAATGCCCTTCAAGTCGGAATCGACTACAACAACGACAAAGGATTTTATATTGGTGCATGGACATCAGATGTAGATTTCGGTGGAGAAGTTGACCGTGAAGTGGATCTATATGCAGGGTGGAGTGGAGCTCTTGTAGACGGAGTACTTGATGTAACTGTTGGTTATATTAAATACGACTATCAAGGCGATGCTTTTGATTTCGAAGAGTATTTGGTTGGATTCAGTAGTAATGGTTTCACAGTAAACTATTATGATACACTTGATTCAGATGTATACACAATCGAAGCAATCTACGCAGTACCATTTATTACTGTTGTAGACGTTGAACTAATTGGCTATGAGATTGGTGGAGAAGGTACGGAAGTATTCGGAAAATTCCAAGACTCAGTTGGTCTTAGATTAACAAAGGAACTAAATGATAAGTTCTCTGTAGGTTTTAATGTTGGCCAAGATTTAGTGGCTGACAGTAATTACTATGCCTTTAGCGTAAGCGCAAGTCTGTAATTATAACCAAACAAATCGGGGACCGAAAGGTCCCCTTTTTTGTCTCTTTTATTTCTTGGAGTAAGCCTGTGCACCAAAGAAGGCAGCAACAATACCAGCAACAGCAACAAAGTAAGTAGGAGCCATTGAACCCAAAGTCTTTTGAGCTTCATCAAGTCCAACCAACGACGCAAGTACTACTGCAAACGGATATAACAATAATCCGCCTAAAGCAAACCATGTCATTTTACGTTGAGCATCTCGCATGGCGTCTGCATCATCGAGTTCTTTTCGTTTAAACTCTAAGTACATTGCTTGTTCTTGTTTAGATACCTTACCGTCTCCATTACTATCGGCAGGATGATGGATCTTTTCTAATTCGTCACTCATTAGTCTTCCTTCTTCCATATAGTCCATGCACCGTATGCAATAAGACCCCAGCCAATTAAAGACGTTGGTATTAATATCATAACAATACCTCCGCCAATAGCAACAACTCCATCTAATGAAGTCCTTTCTTTCAATCTTGCTTTAATAAAATCCACTTGATCACCTCCTTTTCTTTTTGTTTATAATTCTTTTTTGAAACCAACAGAAACACCACAGCCGCATTGAGTTTCCTCTAATGGATTAATAATTTTAAACTGTTCAGTTAAACCTTCCTTCGTAAAATCTAATGTAGCATTTTCAAAGTAAGGTTGACTTTCTTTATCAATAACGATACTGAAGTTAGAAAATTCTTTTATATAATCTTCAACAGTAACTGTATCGTCCCAATTAAAAGTATACTCATAACCATTACAGCCACTAGGCTTAACACCAATTCGTATAAGTGTTTCGCTATCTGTCTCTGCTTTCTTAGTCGCTTGAGATATTGCTGCATCAGTTAAGTTCACTTCCGTTTCTTTTCAATTTTATCAAGTCTTTTATTGATACCATTGATTAATTCCTTAAGTTCAGTAGCACCACCTTCCGCAACTGGAGCATGGGCAATCTCTTCCATAAACGCAATTCTTGTTTCTAATTCATCAATTTTGGCAACAATTTTAGGATACTTCTTTTTCCAAAGTTCAGGGTCAGTTTGTAACCAAGTCCATCCCCATCGTATTGCTAACATTTCTAAGAACGCGTCAAATTTAGCTACTCCCCATTGAGCAGCTCTTGTATCTTTAAACCAGAATAGAAACGCAGCACCAGTGATTGACCCAAGGATTGCTGTATAGATCCATAGTGTATCGTCCGTTAGTCTCTCTAATATGTCCATTAGTTGTCCTTAGTATATTTTGTATAGTTATCCATTGAGTGGTCGGTAAGGCCGTCAAAAGGCTTTAGTTTAATCCACGAAGTAACGATACCTCTTAATTTGTCTTTCAGTTTTCTCCACCAAGCAAGGTTCTTAATAATACCATTATAATTAAAATACATAACTTGACCGTGGTGACGATAGCCCATAAACCAAGGTGGTATAACAGTTACGAGATCGTTATTATTTACAAAACGATAATGTTCTAAATCTTTGCATTCTTTTACAAATTTTCCATTACCTACTCTTGGTGATCCAAAAGTATATAGAACGGGTTTGTGTTCCATTAATCGAGACCCAGCAATTGTTGCCATGGCTCCACCTAATGAATGTCCACATATACTTAATCTTTTGGTTTTGAGTTGTTTACCGATTACCTTTAATATGTCTTCCCAGATATCATCGATTTCTGTTTGGAATCCATTATGTACCCAACCACCAACCTGCGCTTTATCAGGCCAGATGTTAAGGTCTGCTTTGAGATCGTTGATTTCTGTTGGTTCGGTTCCTCTACAGCATAAAACAAATTCTTCTTTGTTCCATACACAATGAGCTTGTGCGCCGTCGTGGTCAATAAAGGTATGACCAGTATAGCCAAGAGCTTTAAAATCTCTTTTTGCTATAGGTCCGTCTTCGTAGGCAATCTTTGCCATTTCTGCTTTGAGAATGGCTTCACTTTTTACATCACAAAATTGTACTTCTTTTTTCATATTAGCTCCATTTGGATATATACAATTGTGTTCAGTTATTATTTATAAATAGTTTCATATACTATTAATAGATTTATTATTAAAAAACAAAGGTGAAAGAATGTCAAACAACTTAAAAGAACTAACCCGCGCTCATCATGATAACGCAGAAAGAACAGAATTTGCAGATTTGTTATTAAGCGGTGAGATTAGTCCTAAACTATACCAAGAATACCTGCATGCTCAACTGCAGAACTATAGAGCTTTAGAAGGTGCGGTTTCTGTACCTATGGAACTGGAGCCTATCTTTAGATCAACCGCAATAGAAGAAGATCTCCAAGAAATCGAAGCTCTATATGATTTAGAAGAAATCGAAGATGATCTTCAGTCAACCAGAGAATACGTTAAACACATTCATACTTTATCAGAAGACGCAAATAACGATGGCCTGATTGCCCATTTATATGTTCGTCATTTCGGTGATGCACATGGTGGTCAAATTATTAAACGTAATGTTCCTGGGTCAGGTCTTATGTATGAATTTGAAGATCGTAAAGAACTTATTACATTAACGAGAACACTGTTACACGACGGTATGGAAGCAGAAGCAAAGAACTGCTTTGAATACGCAGAGAGATTGTTCCACGAATTGATTGAAAGATTCCATAACAATTCAGAAGAATACGAATCAGAGAATTACGCTTTGGCTCGAAAGATGGGTACCTTTGAGGAAGAGTAATGATTGTTGATTCAGAACTATTCGACCAGTTAAGAAGCCTTGCTGCAACGTTAATTAACGACTTTGACTCCTCAATGGATCGAGTTGAAAACAAAAACCATACGGCTGACCTTGAAGGCTGGAAAGATTACTTTTGGGAAAGCGATACGATTCGTAAAGCGCATCTCAAGACAATTGAACCTGTTGGAAAGAATAAGTTATGGTTAATGCATATTAACTTCTTTCCAAGAGAACATGTTGATCTACCTATCTTCGGATTAGATATTGTTGCGAATCCTAAAAAGATTAGCGGTTGCTTTTGTGACTACTCTCCAATAGATGTTCTTCACAATGATAACCATCCGTATATGATTAAGTTTAGAACTGCAACTGAAAACCTCGAATGGAAGAAAGAAAGGATAATGCCAGATTGGGCGTTAGAGATCTTTTCGGAAAACATTGTAGGTGCTGGTGCAATTCGTTCTGGTGAAGAAACGGAACAACTTGTTAACATGGCCTTGGAACTATCAAGATTCTATACAATGGAGATGGACAATCCTCAATACACTAAGAGATGGATTAATACTCTCGAAGCACAGAACAAGTATTGTGAAAAACAAAAACTTAATAGAATGCTTCATAGTTCAATATTGGCAATGGGAATAACCGAGGAACGTAAGAATCAATACGTAGAAAACGTACTCTTTCAGGAAGTCTAACCTATAACGAAATGTAATATAATCTATTACTAAATATAATATAAATTTATAGTGGTTTTTTCTTCAACTCTGTATATATATTTTCTGTTACCGGCGGTAACATAATTTTATTTAATATATACCTCAAGAAGGAGAGAGATGACCACTTTAGCATTGATTGCTGGATACGAAAAATTAAGAGATAATGAAAAAGTATGTAGATTTTGTGAGATCACAAAAGCCCTGTCGCTGATTACATTCCCTATCGTCCTGCCGTTCTTTATCATTGCCATGTCACTTTCTAGTTATTAATCAATAAATAGATTGACATCTGGCGCAAAACTTGTTATAATATATCCGTTCGATTGAAAAGGTTAATACCTAACTGATTGAGCGGATTTTTATACATTTCAGAAAATAACCATTGACATACACAGCAAACTGTTGTATAATAGTCTAACAAATCAAATAAAACATTTTAAAAATTAACAAAAATAACTATTGACATATCCTGGCAACTAGTATATAATATAAGGTATACATGACTAAAAAAGAAACTAAGGAAAAACTTGATATGTCCGTTGTTGCTTTAACACCAGATAAAATCCACCACGAAATAAGTAGACACATCTCTAATGGAGTACCATATATTGATGCGCTTGTTGATTACTCTGAGAAGAATGGTATTGAAATTGAGACTATCGCACAAATCGTAAAGAAGAGTTCGGTGTTGAAAGAAAAGATACGGACTGAGGCAGTTAGTTTAAGAATGGTGAAGAAAGAAGATGAACAAGATATCACAGACTTTAGTAAGTGATGATTCGTTTAACGCGTACGTTAAATTTCTGGCACTAAAGAAACATTTTACGACGGACGGTTACGATTACTTTAAATATAATGGCAAGGTACGAGCAAACCGCGAAACCTTTATGGCTCGCAACGATGCTTATTCTTTTGCTAAATTGGCAAAGAAAGATGATTACATTAATTTAATTATGAGTAATCTTTTAATAAATAAAAATATCTGGGTTCGAGATCTACTCGATAGTGAAGGAGAAGCCAGATACACGAATTGGAGGAAGAGGGTAGAATCATTAGGTTATATCTTCAAATCCGAGCTTGCTCATCTTGATGATGAATACAAGCGAAACTTTATATCAAGAGATGGACAACATCCTTTGGTAATGACATTGTTATTACAAAAGAAGATTAGTTTGGAAACATTTACTATTCTTGCTCACAGTGCGAATATATTTTCATACTGGCAAGAAAAAGTAGTTGACAAACACGTATCTTTTGATATAATAAACAAATCTAAAAAGTATAAACCCTTTTTGGATTTTAACGCAGATCGGTTTAAGAAAATAATCAAAGACCGTTTTGCACTGTAATATTACGCAAATAAATCGCTATATAGGAGAACAATTATGGCACTAACAGACTTTTCTTCACTTAAGAAGAACCGCTCGAAGACTCTCGACAAGTTGAATTCACAACTAGAAAAGATATCTTCAAAATCCTACTCAGATCCGAACGCAGGAAAATTTTGGAAACCAACAAGAGATAAGGCAGGAAATGGCTTCGCAGTCATTAGATTCCTACCAGCCTCTAAAGGTGAAGAAATGCCTTTCGTACGAATTTGGGATCACGGTTTCCAAGGACCAACAGGCCTTTGGTATATCGAGAACTCGTTAACCACCTTAAATCAGGATGACCCAGTATCAGAGTTTAACTCTAAGCTGTGGAACTCTGGTGTTGAAGCTGATAAAGAACAAGCACGTAAACAGAAGCGCAGGCTGAAGTATACTGCTAACGTCTATATCGTTAAAGACCCAGGCAATACTGAAAATGAAGGTAAAGTATTCATGTATCAGTTTGGTAAAAAAATCTTTGATAAATTGAATGATCTTATGAACCCTACGTTTGAAGATGAAGAACCAACCAACCCGTTTGATTTTTGGGAAGGCGCAAACTTCAGATTGAAGATCCGTCAATTTGAAGGTTATCCGAACTACGATAAATCTGAATTCGATCCTGCTACTCCATTATCGGAAGATGATGCAGAGTTGGAAAGAATTTGGGGAGAACAACATTCTCTACAGGAATTAGTATCAGAAAGTAATTTCAAATCTTACACTGATCTAAGAACTAAATTGTATCGAGTACTTGATTTACAAAATGATGCACCGACTGCTTCGGCACCGGTTACTGAAACGGCAGATGAATTGGATTTATCCAGTATGTCTAACGATTCGTCTGAGCCAACAATGGCAACGGCAGAACCTTCAGTAGGCTCAACCGCTAGTGATGATGATGATGACCTTAGTATTTTTAAGGAATTGGCTCGTAGTTAATACCAGCATGGGGGTCTTCGGATCCCCTTTTTTTAAAGGAGACAAAATATGTCTATAGAAAAAGAAACCACCATCCTTGATTTTGATTTTGGTTTTACTGCTGTTGATGCTGAAGAATTAGAAGTCGTTCAACAAGCAAAGGCCGAGGTTACTACAACCGCTGCTTCTGCTGATGCGAGCGCTGCTAAAGCCCAATTATTATATGATGCGGTAGTACCGCTATTGAATAACTTAAAAGCAAACCCTGAAAAGGATTACATCTATTGGCCAAACCGATATGAGAAACTCGATGCGTTCGCCGATAAGTTATATACAATTCTAAGTGGAGAATAAAAAATGAGTTTACTCGATAAAATGTTGAAGGCAGGTTCGGTCAAAGGATCTTCGGTTCTTTCCAAATCTAACTTCTTTCAAGCAAAGGATCCTATTAAAACAGATCTTCCTATTGTTAATATTGCCTTTAGTGGTAGTCTTAACGGTGGATTGATTCCTGGGTTAACAGTCCTAGCTGGTGTATCTAAAAGTTTCAAAACGCTTTTAGGTTTATATTGTATGAAGGCATACCTTGATAAGTATAAGGATGGCGTTGCTATTCTATATGATTCAGAATATGGTATCACACCTGATTACTTACAAAGTTTTGACATTGACATTGACCGTGTTATTCACGTGCCATTGGAAGATGTAGAACAGTTAAAGTTTGATTTAACAAAACGTCTTGATGAAGTTACTAAAGGCGATCATGTTATGATTCTGATTGACTCAATTGGTAACCTTGCTTCGAAGAAAGAAGTCGAAGATGCCATGTCTGAGAAATCAGTTGCTGATATGTCGCGTGCAAAACAGATCAAGTCGTTGTTCCGTATTGTTACACCTAAGCTGACTACACGTGACATTCCTTGTATCGCTATTAACCATGTATATCAGGAGATGGGATTATTTCCAAAAGCTGTTGTATCTGGTGGTACAGGTATTATGTATAGTGCAAACCAAGTATTCATTATTGGTAAAGCTCAGCAGAAGGATGGCAAAGATCTAGAAGGTTTCAAGTTTACTATTAATATTGAAAAGTCAAGATACGTTAAAGAAAAATCAAAACTTCCTTTCACTGTATTGTTTGATAAAGGTATTCAGAAATGGTCATCGTTAATGGAATTGGCTTTAGAGTCAGGACATCTTGATTCTAAAACTCAAGGCTGGTATAACGAAATCAATATGGAAACCGGTGAAGTACTTGAACCAAAACGTAGAGCAAAGGATATCATGGTCGACGATGCATTCTTTGAACGTCTAATGGCATGTCCTAAGTATAACGAATACATTGAACGTAAGTTTAAATTAAACGCAGCAGTAATGGGAGATGCAAATGCTAGAGAAGACGATCTTATCGAATCTGATACTTAATGAGGACTTTGGCCGTAAGGTCTATCCGTATTTAAAAGATGAATATTTCGATGATGTAGTTCTTCGTAAAGTATTTGAAACGGCTTCCGAGTACCTTGATAAGTACAAGGAGCCGCCTTCAATTGAAGCTTTAAAGATTGCTGTTGATAAACGTAAGGATCTGAACGAGGACACGTATCAAGGTGTACACCAGTTGGTTGACAATATGTCAATTGATAAGGACACCAATTTAGAGTTTTTGCTCGATGAAACTGAAAAGTTCTGTCAAGACAAAGATCTATATAATAGTATACGTAAATCTATTCTGATTCTTGATGGGCAAGATAACGAACAGATGGATAAGGGGGCAATCCCAGGATTGCTCTCGGATTCATTAGGTATCAACTTTGACCAATCAGTAGGTCATGACTTCCTTGAAGATGTTGACGATCGTTATGAACATTATCATCGCAAAGAAGAACGTATTCCGTTCGATATAGAAATCTTAAACAAAATTACAAAAGGTGGCATACCTCGTAAATCTATGACTGTCTTGCTGGCAACAACAGGCGGTGGTAAGTCTTTACTTAAATGTCACATGGCAGCAAATCATTTGATGTTTGGTAAGAACGTATTATACATTACAATGGAAATGGCTGCAGAAGAAATTGGTCGTCGTATTGACGCAAACATTATGGATATTACTCTCGACGAAGTTGCTGAAATACCTCGTGATGTATTTGAAAAACGAATGGCTCGATTAAGAGGCAAGACAACAGGCAAACTGGTTGTGAAGGAGTTTCCAACAGGTTCTGCTCATAGTGGTCACTTCCGCCATCTGCTTAACGAATTGAAACTCAAAAAGAACTTTGCTCCTGATATTATCTTTCTCGATTACTTGAACATCTGTTCGTCTGCTCGAGTAAAAGGTGCTGCGGCTGCTAACAGTTATACTTTAGTAAAATCAATTGCAGAAGAAGTACGTGGATTGGCAATGGAATACAATTGTGCAATCGTTACCTCTTCTCAGTATAATCGTGATGCGTATGGTAACTCTGACGTTGATCTAACAAATACATCTGAGTCAATGGGTATTACTCATACGGCTGACTGTATATTAGGTTTGGTCAGTTCTGAATATCTTGATGAAATGAATCAGTTGATGATTAAACAGTTGAAGAATCGTTGGGGAGACATCAGTTACTATCGAAGATTCCTGGTTGGTATTGAACGCGCAAAGATGAAGATCTATGAACTCGAAGAATCCGCCCAAGAGAATATTAATCTCGAGGCTCCATCTGGGGGTGGTGGGCAACATGCAAAAAAGAACTGGGATGATAGTTCGCCAGTCTTTGATAAGACCGACATTGGTATGAGACTGAACAAACGCAAACCAGGTCAGAAGGTTTTTGGAGATGTTGCTTTAACTTAAGTATCTGTATAAATAACTCTATAGATTAATTTTAATAGGTAACAGATGAAGAGTTTCAATTCATATATAAAAGAAGCTAGTTTCTTAAAGCCTGACTACGTTATAGGACACAAAGTCGCTTTTAACGGAAAAGGTTTTAGAGAATTAGATGCTTTAGGTTATAAACCCGGTGATCACTTTGAGATTATAGCACCAACCAAAGCTGACTATACTTATGGTGATGGTCCGGCAGAAAAGTATCTAAAAGCACCAAACGGTAAAGTGATACATATGAAAGGAGCAACCGGTTTTAAATCGAGTTCCTTTACTCATGTTAAAGCTTCAGGTTCTCCACCAACAGGTGCGGAATGGGAAGATGTTATTGTTTACGCCTACAATAAACTCAACGGTAAATCAACAGATGCCGCAACAGTTGAAGTAGCAGAAAAGTTTAGTGACTATGCAGATGTTGCTGATAAAATCGCAACCAACTTCAATAACCAATTAAAAGCAAAACAGTTAGTGCAAACTGGTCGCGGTATGGGAGCTATTAGTTTAGGACCTATATGGAAAGAATCAGGTGCTAAGAACAAAACACCAAAGACTGATATTGCATCCGCTGATTTCAAAGAAAAGATATCATTAAAGAAAGCAGGCGGATCTCAGCTTGCCTCACCAACCAAAGCAGAAGCTATCGCAATCGTTAAAGCAGCAATGTCGGAAATGGGCGAAGACAGAACAATGGCAGCTAAACTTGTTAGTACAATGGAAACTAATATGGCATCTCTAATATCGAGAGAGACTGCTGGTGATTTGCGTAAACAATCAAAAGCTGGTGTAAAGACTGATGCAGTGATTGATTTTCAAGCAAAGGATAAAGGTAATAGAGAATTAACTAAAATGCTCGAAGGCCTTATTAATCAAGATACAGCAGTCAATGCTTTATTTAGTAAACATATTGTACTTGAGGCAGCAACCGGTAATCATAAGTTTGGTGGTGCAGGTTCTCCTGCCGCAGCTAACCTATTAGGTAAGTTCAGTCTAACAGGTGCTATTGAAGTTCAGCCTATCAATAGTATTAATGATCCTGTTATTGTTAAATATTCGCAAACAGTTAAACCTGTCGTTTCATTTAAGTCAGGTGGCGGCGGTGCCCCTGCATATTCAGCATTACGTTTAGGTATTAAAGAAGAAGAAACGTTAAGAGGTATTGTGTTATCTGAAATGGAAACACTCGACGGTTTAATGTTAACTGAAGACTTCCTATCAGAAGGTCCACTCGATATGTTAAAGAAAGCTGGTGATTGGGCTAAAGATAAAGGTAAGGCATTTGTAAATAAAGTTAAAGCCGCAGTTGCCAATGTTCTTGCTAAGATGAAAGCAATACTAACAAAGATCGCAAAGATGGGAAAGAAAATGTTTGCGAGTTTAATGAAGTTCTTCGGAGTAGAAGTAAGTTCAGCAACAGGTATACCAGGAAATATTTCTTTATGAAGGATTTTAAAACATTTGTTGACGAAGGTCCAAACGATCCTGCGATATTCAAAGCAATCTTTTTGGCAGGCGGACCTGGCTCAGGTAAATCATATATCGTTGGAAAAACTGCATTACCTATTCTTGGATTCAAAGTTGTGAATTCGGATGATGCATTTGAAGCAGCAATGAATAAAGCTGGTTTAACAATGGATGCTGATACTATCTTTTCAACTCAAGGACAAGAGATTCGAGATAAAGCAAAGAAAGTAACAGGCGCGAGGATGACTGGTTATTTACGTGGTCGTTTAGGATTAGTTATTGATGGAACAGGTAAGAACGCTGCTAAGATTCAAAAACAAACAAAAGAGTTAAGAAGCTTGGGTTATGATGTAGGGATGATATATGTTAATACGGATTTAGATACTGCAATTGCTCGTAACGACGCAAGACCAAGATCACTACCTATTCAACAAGTCACCACATTATGGAAAGAAGTTCAAAAGAACATTGGTGGATACCAGAAAATGTTTGGCCGAGACTTTATTATTATAGATAATTCAGAAGGCGCAAGTATCGAATCTAATATTACAGATGGTTATAAGTGGGCAACTAAATTTTCTAAGTCTGCTATTGAAAATCCTAAAGCAAAGAAATGGATTCAGTCTTACGCAGAAGAACATTTGAATATTAATGAAGCTGATCTTGCTATGGATCGTAGTGGTATTATTGATATGATTCTAAAAGACGTTAAGAACAAGTTAATGCAAGATGTACAACGCAAAGATATTAAGACAATTAACGATATAGCGGCAATTGTTAAAAAGAAAGTAGAATTGGATTTTAAACACAAAGGCTACCTGAGGTTGAAAAATAAATGAAGTCGTATAACCAATACCTTGCGGAAGCGGACGCAAACCTACACATGACTCATCTTGAGGACGCGGTTCTCGATGGTGGTGTAAAAGGTACAAGAAACGTAATTAATTATATTCGTAATATTCGCGATATGCTATCAGGTAATACTAAAGCTCCTGTTAAT